ACCATTGAAATATACATGTCGCGTTCCCACGGAATCATATTCTCTAATTCTGTCAATGTATATTTGTATTGGTGCGTCAATGTAAACATATTGTTATAATAGCCACGCAATGATCCATCACGAAAGGTTAGGTAAAAAAATCGCTGAGTCCCTCCAAAGTTAAATCGTGTTCAAAGTTACATTTTTCGCAAATTTGTTTTATGTCTTTTTTCAAAGTTGGTAGACTTTTAAAAAAATCTATAATTTTATCAAATTGTTCTTGTGTTAATGAATCCAAAAACTGTGAAAATTCTTGTAATGATGATTCTTTAGCATAGTATACGCTGTTTTCATCAAACACATAATCAGTGCATTCGAATATAAATTGATAAAGCTGTTCTAAATCTTCGCCCATCAATAAACCCTTCACACTTTGAAATGTTCCCAAACTTGGAAATTTAAGTTGTATTCCAACATCTTTTGTGAAGTATAATTTAGTATTAATATTATTTGTTGGTGGCTGTATTTCTAATATGTTAACCTTAACGTTCATCACATTTCCGCATTGAACTTCCATATCCTCGCCTTGTTCATCCTTATCAACACCAACAACATTCTTACACACGAATGCAGAATCTACGATTTCGCCCACAGATCGTGCTCTTATATTCAAAAACAAATATTCTATATCAAAAATCGGAATAGAATCAATATCGAGTGTATTTTCAACCAAACAATTGTTAACAACCTGTTTGATTGATTTTAATATGGTTTGTTCATCTTCGCTTTGAAGCGCCATTAAAAGTAATTTTTCCTCTTTTACTAAGAATGGTCTGAACTGTATAACCCTTGGCACTGAAGCCAACTTTATCTCAAATAATGGCAAATCAATTTTTGGTAATGGCATAATAACTCCAATTATTAAAATTTAGTATTTTTTGGAACAATTTCAATGTCTCTGAAAAAGAATGACACGTTTACTTTATGGAATCCATCATCCATCCAATTAGACGGCATAGATTGTATACTTAACGGATATGCGTCTATTAAATTAACTCGCATATTTTGTATTGCGCCTCTTCCTGGCAGCACGACGGAGGTTGATGTGTCCTCAAATTGAAATAGAGATATGTATCCAACTATTTCATCGAAGTAACTGTTAAGAGCAGTTGTCGGTGATATGCTGCCTATCCAAGTGTTAAACAATTCATACACAGGCATATCTGCACTATGATAAAATGTAAAAGAAACTTCATTAATATCACGCATGTAAGGAGCTCTTACTTTTAATTTTCCTGGTATTCTAAAATCTGTTGTTGAAATAGTTTGTCCTGGAAACTCTATAGAATCGCACAAATATGTAAGTTTTCTTAGATCGTTTGCATTATCTACAACGAAAGAAGGCATCGTTAAAAATCTAACAGCAAATTTAGCGCTCTTTAAAAAATTTTGATTAGTAAAGCGACTTAAATCGTAGTCTACATTAGGAGATGCTCTAACAGTTACCTCATCTAATCGATCTAAAGGCGATGCAGATTCTGCTGCTTGAGTTCCTTGACCCAATAAAGTGTTTTTTAAGATATCGAATAATGCCATTATTTTCTATACACCATTTTAGCTGTTGGTAAGAATATTGCTGTTTCCCAACTTTTGGGTTCAATGTATAAGACTGATGATCTAATGTGCGATGTTAAATATCGTTTTATACACGGTTCTATAATTTTATATCGACGAGATTGTGATAGTAAATCGTAAGATAAATTAAATTTTGTTGTATCGTCATATTTATCGTTATTTACAAAATCCATCAATTTGTCTAACAACACCAAACGACTATATGGGTCTAGGTAGTGTAGATTTAATCCTAAAAATCCATCTTGATAAATCTCCATTGGAATTACAAGAGGAAATTTGTCGTATACGGGTAAAGTTTCCTTTCCTTTTGGGTCATATGCATAAAAATACATTCTCCCAACAAACGTTCTTCCAGTGATTCTTGTTGCGTCGTTCAATACATTAGATCGATCTGTTGGGATTGTGAGTCTAGATATTTTGCCAGCTAACCAACTTCTGGCTGAATCTGTTCTTGGCTTTATATTAGCCAGCGCCATTTCTTTGTTTAATTTATCGATTAATGATGGCATTAAATTCCTAAATCTTTTTCGGTGATAACCTTAAAAATCCAATTTCTGTCTTGGCAATACTCTTGTGCAGCTTGCCATTTAGATTCATTTACGCCCCATGTAACAACTTCTCGTATATACTGTTTTGTCATTCTGCTTCTTTGTTGTGGGGGTTGTGTTTGGTGCATGGGCTTAACTTCTAATACGATACATTCTATTATACCATTTTTATTCTTTAGTTTGACGAAAAAATCTGGAAAGTATCGATGCCACTTATTGTCAACTGGCGATAAATATGGTATTACAATTTCCTCATTAGACCAACCGATAACATTTGGGTTTTCGTCTAGGTGCAGCATAACTCTGCGCTCCCAAAGAGATCTATACCAGATGTTTGTGAAGTCGCCTAAATATTTATTAGTATTTTTAGGACTAAATTTACCACTATAAGCCATCAAGTATTTATAGGAATTTTTTAATGGCACTAACAGCTGTTCGAACATTATCTCAATTTGCAACTAGAATACCTGGTGTTTCTTCGATAACCAATTTTTTTCGAAATATAGGAACAAATAAAAACGCCCAAAGGGTTGTTGCAGCGACTGGTGCTGCAGCAGCAACCACAACAACATTTGTTTCTATAGATCAAGCAATGAAGAATGCAGTTGACGCAGCTCGGCAAACAGGAAATGAAACCACCTCCACAAACAACATTAATACACCAGAAACGATAAGATCTTTAAACAGAGCAGATTTAACAGTATTAAAATTTCCTCTCGATATCGAAAATGCACCAGTCCCTTATGTCTTAATTAAGATATTTGAAACTCAAACAGGAGCTGTGCCGAGACAAGATTTAACCACACAGTCGCTAGTAGCTGGAGCGCAGGGTGCTGCTGGGGTGATAGCAAATAATGCTACTCTAATCGGAGCTGTTGGAGGCGCTGCAGTAAGTAGCGGAACAGCAGTAAATGCTGCTGGATTAGCATTGTTGGCATTAGGCAGAAGAGGCGTTGTTCCTGCAGCTGTTGCTGGAGCAGCCACTGTTGCTGCTGGTGCTGCTGCAGGAGCTGCAGCTGCAAATTTTGGAGGCGAAGCACTTCAAACAGCATTGGATTCTTTGGGAAATTCTGTTGGATTCACAAACGCTGGGTCTAGATCCAAAGAACTCATTTCGCAATTTGCTTTGAAACGAAATTTACAACAACTCGACAGAGCAATAGCATTATTAATGCCAGAAACATTAGCAGTTTCTTACTCTAATCGATATGAAGAAATTTCCTTGACTGGAGAGACAGGAAATTATGGATTAGTTGCGCAAGCATTAGGATCAACTAATGGTGGGGCAGGTCAAGACCCATATATTATGGAAGCAGCTGGTCGACTTGCAGAAAAATTAATCGGCAGCTCTGAAAAATTTACTGCAGCTGGATTATTCGCAACAACTGGAAGAGTCATTAACCCTCAAATGGAAATGATTTATTCTAATCCAGATTTTAGACAATTTGTTATGGATTTCAGATTAGTTCCTAGAAACCAAGCTGAGTCAGGAACAATTTTATCAATTATTAAGAATTTAAAATTTTATGCAGCACCGCAAATTCCCAGAGAAACGGGTGGAAGATACTTCATTCCGCCAGCGCAATTTGAGATAGAATTTTATGATGCGAATAATTCTAGAAATCAATTTTTATTCAGAACTAAGAAATGTGTATTAGAAGATGTTTCAATTGATTACACAGAAAATGGCGTATTTACAACATTTTACGATGGTGCTCCTGTAGCAATCAGGCTATCTCTGAAATTTAGAGAAACTGTATTCATTGATAGAGAAGCAATACAAGAGGGATTCTGATGCTGTTTAGTCAATTTCCTAAAACTCTATATGGATTCGATTTTACATCAAATTCTTCTGTAAAAACTGTCACTAACATTTTTACAAGATTTAGATTTAATGATAGCGTATTGAATAATGCGTTGGCTTTTTACAAATATCAATGCGAAGATTTAGATACACCTGAGATCATATCATTCAAAGTTTATGGCGACGTTAAATATCATTGGATAATTAATATGGTGAATCAACTTGATGATCCACTATTTAATTTGCCGCTCCCTCGAGATTCATTTGAAAGAAAGGTAGTCAAGCAATATAATTATCCAACTATCGCGAATGCATATTCAACCATACACCACTATGTTCTTGAAGTCAAACAAACTTTATCTGAACTTGAGGGTCCAACAACAGTAACAACTTCAAATACGATAGTGACATTAGACCAGTTTGATTATACGTCAAATACAATAACAACAAACAATATTAATAATCCAGTCACAAGTAATATTAGTTTTTATGCAAATAATTCTAATGCAAATAGTGGAATAGTTGCTACTTTATCCACAGTTTCGACGTATAAACCTGTCTATGTATACGAGCATGAAGAACAATTAAACGAAAGATATCGAGAGATTAAAATCTTAAAGAAACAATATATTGCATCTGTGTTGTTAGAATTGGAAAATATTTTAAATGGTTGATTCAGTAGATAAAATTAATTCTTCTCGTGATATTGTCATACTAGAGTTAAAGTTAATAGGCTCTAATGGCAAAATCAGAGATTTAGATAAAGAACGATTATTCAATGCTATTAATATTTTTGAAGATATATTTAAACCTGTAATCACGGGAACAATTAACATCAGAGATGGTGTTGGTATGTTTATGGATCTTGCTATTCATGGTAATGAGTATTTGTATATCACATTTGGTCGACCTGGAGAAACTTTAAGAGACCAACGATACTCCAAAACGTTTAGAATATTTAAAGTGACAGATCGTCAAAAAGTTCCAAACAGCCAAGATCAAACTTATGTGTTACATTTTTGTTCTGAAGAACAAATTTTTTCAAATCAACAACTTATCTCAAGATCATTATCAGGAGGAAATGCTTCTGATTATATTTTTAATATTTGTTTATTTGATTTAAAAACGAGAGTGAATAAAATAGCAGATTTTGAAAATTCTTTTGGCTGTAATGAATTTGCAATAACAAATCAAAAACCTCTAGAAGCAATTGAATATCTTGCCTCTCAATCCTTCAGTCAATCTTTGTCTCCATTTTTATTTTTTGAAAATAAAGATGGATTTAACTTACTGTCGTTAGAAACGTTATATAGAAAAGACGTGGTCGCATCTGTAAAGTATAATACTGCAAAATTTACTTCTGAGTTAGATGAATCTCCATTTATAAATTCTACTGACGTTAATACATTTAAATTTAACAAATGTTTTGACGTGAATAAAAATGTAAAAAATGGAACTTATTCTTGTAAACTTCATACATTAGATTTGATAACACAAAAATATACAAAACACAATGTTTCACTTCTAAACGAATTAAATGCTGATGTTATGATCGATGGATATTTTCCATTTAATAATGCAACAAATAGAAATAATAAAACATTGTTTCAAGAGTATGATTCTAACATGAAGTATTGGTTAACAAATAAAGGCAGAACTAATTCAAATTATTTTGTGTCAAAAGGCATACGATCTAGAGATACTCATGTGGAAGAAACATTAGCACAAAGAATGATGCAGATAGATTTAATAAACAACACAGAGATACATTGTATTGTTCCAGGGAATCCTCAGTATTCTGCTGGATACACGATTGATTTTACTATCCCAGCATTTACATCAAATTTTCAAAATGAAAGAGTAAATGATCCATATTATTCTGGTAAATATTTAATTACAGCAGTTCGTCATGTCATAACTCCTGGTTCATTACAAACTGAATTAGAGTTATCTAAGAACTCAGTTTCTTCTCCATTAGATTTATCAGCAGAAAATCAACAATATAAATTAGCGCAAAAACAATGAACAACAACGATTTTCTAGGATTAAACAATTTTGTTTGGTGGTTTGGTGTAGTCGAAAATCGATTAGACCCACTAGAATTAGGAAGATGCCAAATAAGATGTTTTGGTTGGCATTCTGACGATATTAATCAATTGCCAATAGATAAACTTCCATGGGCGCATCCAATTGTTCCATATGGAGTTAAGTCTGTGCAAGCGCCAGCAGAAGGAACAATGGTATTTGGATTTTTCGCAGATGGTTCTCATGGGGAATATCCTATTATAATTGGAACTGTTCCTGGAATTCCAGTAGAGATTCGCCAGAATAATGCAGGATTTACAGACCCATACACAGATGCTGAAAAAGCTGCTCAAGATTTTCCCAGAAAAATAAAAGAATTTAGCGTAAAGAGAGACAGCAGAGGAATTAATGTTGTTAATGATACAGCAAAAAGAAATCCTTCTGTATTAGATGAGCCTACAGTCTCAAGGTTGGCTAGACCAAATAGATCAACTGCGAATGGTGCTTATCAAGGAATAGAACCAAGTTCTATTGCAAATACAAGCATTGATATACAAAGAAAAACAAGAATCCCCGACATCCAAACAGCTAGAGGTGTAACGTGGGATGAGCCATACCCATCTTACAATGCCATGTATCCATTTAATAATGTGACTGAAACTGAGTCTGGTCACGCTTTTGAGATGGACGACACAGAAGGATATGAAAGAGTTCAATTATCTCACAGAACTGGATCAACTTTGGAATTTTTACCAGAAGGGCATACAAAAATTAAATCACAAAAGAGTCGCTATGATGTAACGATGGGCGACCACAGAAGTTATGTTAATGGTGAAAAATATGAAACTGTTGACTCAGACATGTATTTGCGTGTAAATGGTAAGTTAAGAATAGA